GGAAAATAGCAGCCTAAACAAAAATAGAGGCAATATGACTGCTAGAGAGGTTCTGCAATATATCGGGACAGATATATTTAGAAAGCTTGACCCAGATGTATGGATCAAAAGTCTGTTAAGAAAAATACATAAAGACTCTCCTGAAGTTGCTTTGATCTGTGATGTAAGATTTAAAAATGAAATTATTAAACTTCAAGAAGCTGGTGGTTTTGTAGTAGGTCTTACAAGAGACCCTTATAACAATTCCGATTCTCACTCCAGCGAAAAAGAAATAGAAGAGGGTTTGTCTTTATGTGATTGCATTGTTGACAATCAGGACAAAACTATTCAGCAGCAACTTGAGCTTATTCATAGCTGCATTGAACACTTGCCCTCAGTACTTCCACTTATGGAGACGTAATGGGTATACCAATAGTATATTTTAGAAGTAGTTCCTTCAACTCTCACAGAATGTGCCCCATGCAATATTACATGGAGTATACTCTTGGATGGAGAGGTAATTCAGGGAAAAAGGCAGACAAGGGCACGATAGTCCATAAAGTCTTAGAACTTACAGCATTAGCCAAAAAAGCTTTGCAGGACGGTGAGGCTATTTTTGAAGATCATGAAATAGGGGAAATTGAAACTGCTAATTATGATCCTGAGTATTTAGATCAAATTATAGATAATGTATACGACTACTATACTTCCAGAATACCTCATCATAAGTGGCTTCCTAGCGACAGAAAGCATTGCAGGGCTTGGGTCTGGAAGATATTTAACGATGATGACGGATTCTTTGATCCAAAAAATCGCACTGTAGTTGAAGCTGAACCACACTTTGATTTTGAGATTGACGAGGATTGGGCTAAGTATTCTTATGAGCTTGCCGATGGGACTGTCTTAGAGGGTAGTCTGGCGCTAAAAGGCACTATAGATCTTATCACTGACATAGGCGATAATGTATATGAAATAATAGACTGGAAGACCGGAAAGCGGCTAGACTGGGCGACAGGTCAGGAAAAGACTATGGCTAAGCTGCAAAAAGATCCGCAGTTGAGGATGTATCATTTGGCTTGCAAAAAACTATACCCTCATGTGGATACATTTCTTGTAACAATACATTTTATGAATGATGGAGGTCCGTTTACATTGCACTTCCAAGATAGTGATATTCCAGAGACTCTAGAGATGATTAAGGCTAAATTTGATGTAATAAAGAAAACTAAGATTCCTCAACAGAAGAAATCATGGAAGTGTTCCAAACTTTGTAGCGCAGGAAAAACTACATATGAAGGAACTGATATAGAAGTTATGCACAATGTTTTTGGAGCACCTCTAACAAAATGTGAGCAAACACATGCTATGATAAAAGACAATGGAATAGAATGGGTAACGCAAAACTGTATGTCTCCTGAGCATGAAATAGGGAAGTATAAAGCTCCGGGTGAAGTATGATTAGATTAGATTTTGACGATAGTATGATTGCTAGAGCAAAAGAAAAGGCTACTTCTTTAGGCTCAATCAATAATTCTATACTTAAAGGTGGTGGAAACATTGCCGGATATCTAGGGGAAGAAGCATTAGCACCATATATTGGTGCTCAAATCGTAAGCAATAACAGAGGACTTGACAAGTACAATCATGATCTATTATTAGACTGTGGGCACAGACTTGAAGTAAAAACCAAAAGAAGGACAGTTGCTCCAAAACCTTACTATGATGTTTCTATAGCAGAGACTAGCCGTCATCAAAAGCCAGACCTATATGCGTTTATAAGCTTAGAATTTAACAGAGCTACAAAGACACATCCTAAAAAATATTACGGGTTAAAAAACGTGTGGCTATGCGGATTTATGAGCTCTTATGAATATTGGGAAAGAGCAAAACTCTGGGAAAGTGGAAAAATAGATAGAACAAATAACTTCAAAACACATGTTAACATGTATAATTTACCTATAGGAGAGTTATACGAGTCTGTTTGGGAATTGATAGAATGAAATACGTACCACTACATGTACATAGCGAATACTCACTTTTAGATGGGTTATCACAAACAAAACACATAGCAAAAAGATTAGAGGAAATTGAGGTAGATGCCTGTGCATTAACCGATCATGGAACAGTCAGTGGAGCAATCGACTTTCATAAGACAATATCCAAAGGCTTTAAGCCTATCTTAGGATGTGAGATGTATCTATGCTCAGATTCCTCTTCGGTAAAAACTGTAGAAAACAGAAGTCTATCACATCAAGTCATTCTAGCAAAGGATTTGGAAGGATGGAAAAAGCTACTTTCATTAGTATCCATATCTAATAACCCAGACAACTTCTATCATAAGCCTAGAATAGGACTAGAAGAATTCTTATCTCTGGTATCATCTGATAATAGCCTAATATCTTTCAGTGGTCATCTAGGTTCCCACTTAGGCAATGTAGTAACAGATAATGTTAATTGGAAAAAAGAAGGAATACGACAAGCTGAAAGGTTAAGGGATGCTTTTGGCAAAGATAACTTCTATATCGAAATCCAGCTGATTGATTCATTGATTAATAAGACTGCAAAAGAGTGTGCTGAAAAATTAAGAGAGATATCAAAAGCTACAGGTATCCCATGTGTTGCAACCCCAGATGCGCACTACTGTCGAAAAGAGGATTCTCATGATCAAAGAGTTCTGCTCTGCACAGCTTTAAGAAAAAGTATCAGTCAAATACAGTCTGAGATTAAACAAGGTAAGCTTGTATCTATGAAGACATTCTTTGAGTCTGATAATTATCACATACCTTCTCCTGAAGAGATGCTACAGTTTCATAACCCTGACGAGCTTCAAAGCACGATAGATATTGCTGATCAGTGTACAAACTATGAGATACTAGGCCCTCCAAATCCTCCTGTCTTTGACTGCCCTGAAGATATGTCTCCAAATGACTATCTTAGATATCTTTGCCGTGAAGGTTGGGTGGAAAAGATGGGACATATAAACAAAGGTCACGAGCTATTTAAAACTTATGGTGGTAGAGTTGATAAAGAAATTAAAATCTTTACTGAAACTAATCTATCCAGCTACTTCTTGATCGTTAGAGATATTTTGCAATACGCAAATTCAAAAGGATATCTAACTGGTCCGGGAAGAGGAAGTGCTGCTGGATGTATGGTATCCTATCTTATGGGGATTACTAAGATTGACCCTGTTCCATATGATCTTATTTTTGAAAGATTCTACAATGCTGGACGTAATGCAGGAGGTAGAGTCTCAATGCCCGATATTGACGTTGATGTTCCTAAATATGGAAGGAATGACATCATTGAATATATTAAAGAAAAATATGGCAAGGATAATGTAGCACAAATTATTAGCTTCCAAACCCTAAAAGGTAGAGCTGCTTTGAAAAGAGTAATGGCTTCTAGAGGCAATATAAGCTTTGATGAACAAAATGCAATAACGTCCCATATTCTGGATGAGGCAAAAATCGCAGATGACCTGCAAGATATGAAAGAGGAGCTAGGCACATCTTCAGTTATTACTTGGGCGCTAGAAAATAGGAAAGACAAACTTAGTGAGTGGTGTCAGATAAATGATAATGGAGAACTAGAGGGTAAGTTTGCTAAGATTTTTGAGCAGGCGATGAGACTTGAGGATACAAAAATTGTACAGTCAAAACATGCTGCTGGCGTAGTTGTTTCCCCTCAACCAATTTATGATGTTTGCCCTATGGTTATCGACAGAGAAGGCAAGGACTTGCTCGCTGGCTTTGAAGGACCTAGCTGCGAAGATGCGGGCCTTCTTAAGCTAGATATTCTAGGAATTAAAATGCTGGACAAAATTATGGATATCTCCAGTATTTTGAAGGTATAATTTAATAGGAAAGTGAGATAATAATGAATAATAGATGGATTATAGTTTTTGACTGGGAAACAGATTCTCCAGACCCAAAAACATGCAACCCAGTTGAGCTTGCTGCAGTTCCTGTGAATCCGAGAACCTTGGAAATCAAAAAAGAGCAGGCATTCAAAGCTGTAATAAAGCCTGACGGTATAGACAAAGAAGATTACTTTACCAAGGAGCGACAGTCCACAATTAATTGGCACGCCAAGACAAGAGGTGTTGAGCCTGAAGACATTATTAAAGAATGGAAAACCGGACAGTCAGAAAAGGTTGTTTGGAAAAACTTCTGCAACTATTGCTCAAAGTATGAGGTAGATAAAAAGCCCGGACAATGGTATGTTGAACCAATTCCTTCAGGGTATAATATTATAGGATTTGACTTACCAATTATGCAGCGTATCGCAGACAAATACAAAACAAAGATGCCTGTATCTACCGTTACTAAAATAGATATGATGGATATATTATTTATGTGGTTTGAGAACCTTGATGAACCTAGCAGTATGAAGTTAGACAAGTTCCGAGAGTTCTTCGGTCTT